AGGGCAACCGCCACCTAACCCAGGTGCTGTACCTGTGCCAGCTGGATTTGAATTGGCAAGAAAAGCATGAGCATATTTAATTTTGAATTCAATGGTCAAAAGTTTGAAGTCAAGGCGCCTACTGGTGCTACTTTCGAACAGGCCAAGGCAGTGTTTGATCAACAAACAGCCAGTGGTGGCCTTACAGGATTCAGAGTTGGTGATGTATTAAGTCCTGCCACGCAAGCAGCCGGTGGCCTAGCAGCCGCACAAAGCCAACTCACACAAGGTCTAGCATCGTTAACCAGCCGATTGCCTGCTGGCACAAATCTAAACAGTCTCACAGCCAGCATAGGAACACTTGGCCAAGGTGCTGGTACACAAGTGGCCAGCGCACTACAAGGCGGCGCGGCTGCATTCAATTCATTGACTACTGGAGCAGGTGGCGGCACCGCTGCTATCAGTTCAGCATTGTCAGGAGCTGGCACTGGGTTTTCTTTTCCGTCAGCACCGGCTATTACCGGTGCGTTAACTGGCGCCGCAGCTCGAGCAGGCAGTTTGGCTAGCACCGCAGTTGGTACCATATCTGGATTGATTAAAGGAACTCCTACAAGTGGTATCAATGTGGCAGACTTTGCCAAACAAGGACCAGCATTAACTGGACTTGGTAGCATGAGTTTGCCCGATGTAACAAGCACATTGGCTCAAGCGTCAAAGTTGGTAGGTCAAAGTGCAGACACTATTAGTAACACAGCAGGTGCAGGTAAATTTGGACTTGATGCCAGTCAACTTGAACGGTGGGGTCTTGTTAAACCAGGAACTGCTGCTACATTTTTAGCACAAGGTGGCAATGATCTTACTAGTGTGTTAAAAAGTCCCACAGTGTGGACTGGCAGAGATGGTGTGAAAAGTCTTGATGGGTTGCTGGGCAATGAAGGGCTTCAAAACAAAATTCAGCAAGGATTGATGACTTCGGGTGTGGCTGACTTAAAATCACTGGGAATTCCCACAGACAAATTAACACCACAAGCACTTAGCGGTCTGGCCACCAATGCTGCAAAGAGTGTGCCTGACACACTAAATTGGGCCAAAAATACTCCTGGGTTACCGGCTGACATCAAATCCAAATTTGATGCTGCCGCAGTTAATGGTGCGTTTGCTGTAAATTTGGCGCAAACTAAAATAGACCCGTCCATGCTTCAGGAGTATACACCTATAGCTGCTATTGATACTGTAAATACAGACACACTTGAAGCAGCCGCTAAACGCATTGTGGGTAATGCCAAAGTGCCTAGTATTTTGCCAGTAGCCATAGAATCTAGTGCTTATTCCAATACCAAAGATGAAGATTTAATTTACACTGGAAATGACGAGATAGTGTGGGATCGAGTCAATGCTGAAAGACTGCGTCGGGGACTGCCAAGTTTGACTGCAATAGGGTTTCCAAGGCCCGAAACTACCGCATAAATATTGTTATGACTACTTTTGTTGGCTTCAACACTCAAAATCAATACAAAAAATTCACACTAGTGGACTTTGAATTGATCAAGCGAGATCTGCTGAATGCATTTAACATTCGCCAAGGACAACTGCCCGGCCGTCCAGGATATGGCACAGTGCTATGGAATTATCTATTTGAAAATCAAGTTGATGCTGTTCAGCAAGGCATTATTAACGAAGTTCAAAGAGTTGCTGGCGGTGATCCTAGAATATTCATCAGTAACATCAATGTGTATCCTCAAGAGAATGGCATGCTAATCGAATTAGAACTACAAACAGTAGGCGGCGTAGATGCCGAAATATTAAATGTGTTCTTCAATCAAGTCAGCCGTTCAGCCAGCTACGTATAACTACGCCGTTTTTTATCTACATAAATAACAGATAAAGAACACAAGGCCCAGACGCAATGGCAAAAACCACTAGACAAACAGCGATATTTGGTGTAGAAGACTGGAAACAGATCTATCAAACCTATCGCGAAGCAGACTTCCAAAGCTATGACTTTGAAACTCTACGCAAGAGTTTTACTGATTACCTGCGTTTGTACTATCCAGAGACGTTCAATGACTACATTGAATCATCAGAATACATTGCACTATTAGATGTTATTGCGTTTATGGGCCAAGCCCTGGCTTTCCGTACAGATCTCAACACAAGAGAAAATTATTTAGACACAGCAGAACGCAGAGATTCTGTGACCAGACTGGCTAACTTGGTTAGCTATACTGCCAAACGTAACACAGCCGCACAGGGCTTGCTCAAAGCATTTTCAGTGACCACAACAGAAAATGTTGTGGATTACAACGGAGTTAATCTGGCCAACGTCACAGTGAACTGGGCAGATCCCACAAACTTTGACTGGTTGGAACAGTGGAATGCTATTGTGAATTCGTCCTTGGTCAGCAGTCAAAAGATTGGTCGTCCGTCCAGCCGTCAAACTATCTTGGGTGTAGATACCAGTGAATACGGTATAAATCTAGTGCCAGGCTTTCTGCCAGTTATTCCTTATACTGCTACTGTGGACGGCGTAAACATGCCGTTTGAAGCTACAACTTCAAGCACAGCCGGCCGAGATTACATCTATGAACCCAGTCCAAAGCCTAACACCACATTTAATGTGTTGTATCGCAATGATCAATTGGGATATCAAAGTGCCAACAACGGATTCTTCTTTTTCTTCAAGCAAGGCACATTGCAGAATCAAGACTTTAACTTGGCTGAACGCATTGCCAATCGTACAGTGAATATCAACATTGATGGTGTTAACAACGAAGACCGTTGGTTATTTCAACTAGACAATGTAGGCAGTGTCAGCCGAGAGTGGACATACACTGAAAACATTTATTCATCGGCCGCAGAACAAACTGCAACACTAAGACCTATTTTTTCTGTGACCAGCAGAACCAATGACCAGATTACTATGGTGTTTGGTGATGGTGTATTCTCTGAGATTCCAGTGGGTATCTTCCGTGCGTATGTTCGTGCGTCAAACGGCTTGCAATACATTATTAATCCTGCTGAAATGCAGAATGTGGTGCTGCCAATCAGTTACATTGACCGGAATGGTAATCTGCAAACAATTACTTTTACTTGTGGTATCACACAACCTGTAAGCAATGCTCAAAGTCGTGAAAGCATTGATGCGATCAAACAACGTGCTCCAGCAAGATACTACACACAAAACCGCATGGTCAACGGTGAAGACTATAATCTGTTTCCGTTTACTCTTTACAATTCTATTATCAAATCAAAAGCAGTGAACCGTGCTTCAATTGGTACCAGTCGCTATCTTGATCTTGTGGACAACACAGGCAAGTATTCATCAACCAATACATTTTCTAGCGACGGCGGCATCTGGGAAAATAATATTCTTCCTACCACATTGTTTGCATGGACCAATCGCAATGAAATTGCTGACCTTATTACCAACACAATACAACCAACTATTATTGAAGCTACATTTATACAATTTTACTATGCAAACTTTCCAAGGATAACTGTAAACACTGGTGTCACCGCTCTAAGCACTTGGCACCAAAGCACAACATTGGCTAATGAAACCACAGGCTATTTTCAAAACGCAGTGGGTACACCAGTCATGGTTGGAACTTCAAGCAGCACTGCATTCAAATATGTTGCACAAAAAAGTTTGATCAAGTTTGTTCCTCCAGTTATCGATGGACAACCATATTATTTTGACGCTAACAATAGATTGAAACCTGGACTGCCAACAAGACCAGAAGACCATTTGGAAATTTGGGCTAGTCCGCTTGCAATAGTAGGAGATGGCAGCAATGATGGCATTGGTAATTTAACCAATGGTCAAGGTCCTGTAGCACTCAACAATTTTGTGCCTACTGGTGCTGTTGTAGATACTATTATTCCTGTATTTCTCACAGACTTGACTCCCGCTATAAGAGAACAAATAACACAACAAATTTTGTTGTATAGAAATTTTGGTCTTGGCTATGACAATGATGGCACTATTACAGGCACACCAGGAACTTGGTATGTTATTACCAGCACCAATTTGAACGCCGACGCAACATGGAGTCAAACGTATGCGGGCAACACATCGGGGCAAAATTTAGATGCTTCATGGATAATTCAGTTTGTAGCAGTAGACAACAAATACACAATCACATTCCGTGGGCTTGCATATTACTTTGGCTCGGTGCTACAAACAAGATTTTTCTTTTACGGTAACCAAAAAATCTATGACAGCCGCACAGGCACCACCATTAGAGACTTTATTAATGTGTTGGCAGTAAACACCAAACCAGACAGCTCGTCACCACTGCCTGGAGATATTTTCACTACTATCATTGGCCAACCTGTGGAGTCTGACGGCTATGTTGATGACTTCCAGGTGTTAATCAGCTACAGAGATTCAGACTCAGACGGGGTGCCAGACAATCCAGACTTCTTCAATGAGATTGTTGCACCTAATGTTAACCCTAATCTCAAATTGGTGTTCTTGCAACGAACTGTGGACTTTGATAATTTGCAAAGATATTTGTTAGCTGAACCAGGAGTGGTAAATTCAGACTATCCTACCTACGATAATATTGAATTGGTAAAATTTCAGTATTCTCCAGGGCAAGTTTTCTACGCCTATAGCGATGAATTATTTTTTACATTAACAGTTAATACCGCTGGAGTTAGAGTAATAACTCAAGCTGCTGAAGGTGATTGGATTGCCAGAACAGGACGCCAGGCCTTGTACTTCCAGTACCGTCATAACTCGCCACTGACCAATAGAATTGACCCAGGCACCACTAACATCATTGACTTGTATGTAGTCACACAAGCATACTACACTGCCTATCAAAATTGGATCACAGATACCACTGGGACAGTGACAGAACCCAACATGCCCACAATTGATGAACTTGGCACTGAGTATCAAGGACTAAACGAATACAAGATGCTGAGTGACAACATTATTTTGAATTCTGTAGTGTTCAAACCTTTGTTTGGTCCAAAAGCAGCCAAGACATTGCAGGCCACAATCAAAGTTATCCGTGCTCAGAATTCCACAGCCAGCACCAGTGAAATACAAAGTTCTGTGTTGGCTGCAATGAATGAGTACTTTAGCATTGACAAATGGAATTTTGGTGACACATTCTATTTTTCAGAACTGGCAGCATATCTGCACAGATATCTTGGAACCATAATCAGTTCAGTGGTGCTAGTACCACTAGACACACAAAAATACTTTGGCGACATGTACGAAGTAAGAGCAGAACCCAGTGAAATATTTGTCAATGGCGCTACTATTGACAATATTATTGTTATTGATGCATTGACCAGTACCAACTTGCGTACTGCACCTGGTAGCGGAGTAATTTAATGGCACGAGTACGCAGCGTAGATTTTCTTCCTGAAATTTTTCAGACCGATGCCAACAAGCAGTTCTTGGCAGCTACTCTTGATCAGTTGATTCAAGAGCCAAAATTTAAAAAGACTCAAGGCTACATTGGCCGCACAGTAGGTCCTGGTGTAAACCCCAATGACAAATATGTGATTGAGCCTGACAAAACTCGCGCTGACTATCAGCTTGAGCCAGGTGTAATCAGTGTAGACCCTACAGATAACAGCAAGATTGTTGATGCTATTACCTATCCTGGTATAACTGATTCTTTGGTATATCAAGGCAGTCCGTCAACACAACCCAGCCGATTGTACACCAGTGACTACTACAGTCTTGAT